ATCGGCATAAGTCATGCCATACCTTGGCATAGATCATGCTAATGCAATAACTATACCACTCATAACTCCTTTAGAATCTACAACAAATAAATATTTTTATTTTTTATTTTAGTTACTGATAACAAAGGGGTTAGGGGGTGGTATGCATCTTGCATGCGGGTCCCTCTGGCACGATTCTTGCATGGAGTACTTCCGTGCAGATTTCAATATTTCAATCCAAAACTGCAACCTTATAAATATTTAAATATTTCTCTCCACATTCATAATATAAACCTTCTTCAGTGGGATCTAAACCATAAAAGAAAATAGATCTATTGCAATCACACGAGTAATCACCATCGTTCCACATAAACATATCAGGAACACCCATTTCATCGGTGGGAACTTCAGTATCATAAGTCCCTTCTTTATTAGTGAGAGAATCTTTCCAAAAAAGTCTTATTTTTATTTTAGTAGAGGGTTTATTTGTTTGTGGAAGTTTATATGTATCTTTCATTTCAAGGTTCCCCTTTTTCTTCCTTTCTTTATATAAGTTTTTTGATAAGTTTTTTGATAAGCTTTTTGATAAATAATCATTCTTACTACATATTCAGGATGATTATCCTCATAATCGATACGATTACATTTTTTAGTACAGTAAAAACGAAGACCATTGCGAATTTGAATTAGTTTCTCATTGCAGTTTGGTCTTTTACATATGAGTGGTTTTGTTTTCTTTTTAATCATTTAAGCGCCGGGTCCCTCCCACAAGACCCTCCCCCTATGTCCATAAGATACAACACTTTGGGAGAAATGTCAAGTTTTTCGTGTGGTACCCTTGACACGGAGCCCCAAAAGTTGTACATTGTGGTCAGAGGGAAATTCCCTCACCGGAAGGTTATTAAATTCAATGCCAATTCTAATCAGTGAAGAAGTAGCCGAGAGAAAACTTAATCATCCCACAAATTTATTAGTGAAGCATGGTGTTGTCGGCGCGGGAAATCATAGTAGTAGAGGAGATGTTGGGAGACCAGAAGGAAGGCTAAACATTTCACCAGCAATCAAAGCAATGATCGGTTCCCTTGCAATGATTGAAGGACCTACAAAAGTAGGAAAAGTATTTGGAATAGCCCAAGGCACCGTGAGTGATTACAAAAATGGTAATACTTCTAATCATAAAAAGGATCCTAAGTTAGTAGCAGCGTTGGAAGAGAATATAGGATTAGTAAGAGAGAAAGTAATAAACAAAATTCTTAAACACGTCGATGCGATTACAGAAGAGAAAATCGAGGAAGCGTCGTTACCGATCCTATCGAAAAGTGCATCTAATTTGGCTAGCATTTTCGACAAATTCAGGGACTCGGGTGCTACCAATGGTATTCTCCAACAGCAATTCGTCTTCTTCGGTGTTAAGGAACGAGCTGAGAACAATTACAATGTAATAGAAGTAGAAGCAGAAGTAAGTTAATTATTTCTATGCCAATTACTTCCACGGCAAGAGTTAAAGGATATGTACAAGGAGCAGGATATGGCCGCTCAGAAATAGAAACTTCCCCATTAACTAATGCCGCTGCGGTTCCAACATTATTAGAGATAGTATTAGCTAGCGGCGCTAATACAATACCAGTTCCAGCAGGATCAAAAGCAGTAATCATAACGTGTGATCCATCAAGTACAAGAGTTAAAACATTGAAAGGTGTGGCAGGAGATACAGGAATTCCGATTGCTTCCTCAGGAAGAGGAGGTTCTATGTTACTTAAGTTTACTACTGCTGTAACTTCTTTTGTTATTAATTCTTCTGGTGCTGATACTGGAATCATTACAAGATTTCAATTTATCTAATGACTATTATTTCTAAAACCTGGGTAGAGGGAACTATCACTGATTCTTTAGGCAGTGTTACTGAGATTGATTCTCTTGAAAGTGTTAATACTGCTGGCTTATTAGGAAGTACCTCACTACATTTGGTTAATGGAGATAATACTTTCTTAATTCCTCAAGTACCATTTCCAGCAAGAGGAGTGATTATATCCTGTGATATTGCTTGTGATACATTTAAAATATTAAAGGGCGCTACAGGGGATGCTGGAATTACTATATTTACTGATCTTGCCAATGCTGATTTCATGGGCACTTTTATGTTACTTTTTGGCGCCTCTCCTGGGGCATCATTCATAATTACTTCCATTGGTGCTGATACGTTTGGAATTACTGAGGTTTTCTTCTTCTGATGGAAGAACTCATAGACTCTGAAATTCCACTTACCGAATATACACATTGGAGACCTCATCCACGCCAAGAAATGGCATTAGCAGTACCAGATTCAGTATTTGAATTGCTTTATGGTGGAGCCCTTGGTGGAGGAAAGACTGATTATCTTCTTAGTATCCCCATAGTAAAACAAACATTAGACAAAACCAAACAGTTATATCAGCATCCTTATTTCAAAGGAATCATCTTCAGAAGGAAATTCACAGAGTTAGATAAAGAAGTAATTCCAAGAGCAAAGCATTGGTATCAGAGAATCCTCGGCGCCAAATACAATGAGACAAAGCATGCATTTTATTTCCCTTCAGAGGCAATAATGTTCTTGTCTCATATGGAGAAAGAAGATGATGTCTTCTCTCATGACACAAATGAGTACAACTATGTCGGGATTGATCAAGCCGAACAATTCACTAAATTCCAGTTACAATATATCACAAGTAGAATTAGAAGTTCTAGAAGAGATTTACCAAAAATTTATAGGTTAAGTGCCAACCCAGGGGGAGAATCACATATCTATCTTAGAGATCGTTTCGTAGCACCATGTCCTCAAGGAAATGCAATCATTTATGATAAGACAAGCAAGACTAAACGCATTTTTATTCCTGCGCGTTTAGAAGATAATCCATCGATTGATATTGTAGATCCAGAATATAGAAACAGACTTGAATTATTACCGGAATCAGAAAAAGCAGCTAAGATTTCCGGCGATTGGTTTGCTTTCAGCGGGCAGGTTTTTAGTGAGATAAGACTTAAGAAGGTCATTGGTGAGCCTGATAATGCTCTTCATATAATTCCATCATTTGAGATTCCAATGTGGTGGCCGAAGATTTTAAGTGTGGATTGGGGATTTCAAGCCTGGACTTCCTCAGCATGGGCAGCAATAAGTCCAGACCTTAGATTGTTTGTATATCGTCATTATAAGGTTAAAAAAACAAATGTCTCTTCTTGGGCTTCTGATATCAAGAGATTATCTCAATACGATGAAAATCTAAAGACTCCAGTTCTAGATCCCTCCGCATGGCAAGAAAGAGGAGTCGAAACCATCGCCGATCAATTTATTAAGTGGAGCGGCTTCTACCCAAAGAAAGCTGATAATGATAGGCTTGGAGGGAAGCAGCTTCTCCATGATTTCCTCCGATGGAAACCAAAACCTCAGAAATATATCCCACCAGAGGGATTTGACTTAGAGAAGTCACATTGGATTCTTCGTAATCACGGCCCCAAAGCATATAAGAGTTACTGCGATGCTTTCGCTCCAGAAGAACCAGAGACAAATCTTCCAAGATTACAATTTTTTGAGTCTTGTAAAGATATTGCCGAGACTATCTCAATCTGCCAATACAATGAAAAAGAATCTAAAAAGGAAGATGTTCAACCGTTTGATGGAGACGACAACTACGACATGATCCGCTACTTAGTCAAGGAAGCTGATTGTTATATACAAGAGATTAAGACCAATAAACAGAAGTTTGATATGCAATCAAAGATCATGGATTCATTTGCTAAATCTGGTGATTATTTTACTTTAGATCTTCAAATGCGTATGTACGAGGATAAATTAAAAAATCTTGGTCCTAAACCTGTTAAAAGGTATAACTAAAATGATGCTACCAACTTCAGTAGCAGCAATGGGACAAAATACTAAGGAAAAAGAGGGATTATTCTCTTCTCTTCTTCATAAAATAAGGCCAGATGTATCTCTCCGTATGAGAGCAGAGGCAGCGATGGGAGGACCATTAGAAAATCAAGAATTTGGGAGTTTAATGGATTATGCTGGAAAAATGCGACCCACAGATCCAGAAGTAGGAAGTTATGTTGATAGATTTGCTCAAGGAATGAATGTATCCTCTCAACCAGGAGCTAATCCTATTGGAGATATACCAGTGAATTTAGGATTAGCTGCTGGTTATGAGGGAGTAAAAGCATTGCCAGAGTCTTTGGGCAATCCTATTTTAGAAAAAGCCGGCTACGAGAGAAAGAAAGAAGGTCAGCAAACATCAAAAGCTAGCATGGCTAATATTTATGGTCTTCTTAGTGGGATATTGAAGTAGGATTAGTGGAATGAAATTTCTTAAGCATTTCTCCACCTTCTTGAAGCTTACGAAGTCTAATTTCTTCTTTGTTTTTACGATCTTTATCACTATAATCAAGAACATTCACACTCTTACCATCAATGAAATCTAGATAAGGCTCAATACCTTGATAACAGTAATAGCGTTTAACGGGATCAGTAGGATACAAGATAGGGATAACAATATAAGCAGCAATTCTTTTAATTCCTTTAGAGAGTTCTTTATTAATCAAAGCAGTAGCAAGAACGCAATTGAACAGAATCGAAATACAAATAACAATATTCTTAATCATGACGACGGCACCTCCGTGCATGACTACAATATACGGCATAGAGGTCTAAAAGTCAAGTGCTAAATATGGGGTGTGGTAGAAATGTCACACAACCTGTAGTGTTTGACAAAAGGAATCAATATGTGGAATTGGCTTAAGAAGAAGTTAGATGAAGATCTTATTATAGTGGAAGAGAGAGCTTTCAATCCAACGGAAGAATTAATCAATTCATACAAAGATAGACTTCGTAAAGATGACGCATTAATAATGAAGTTAGAAGAAGAGAATGAAAGACTTAAAATGACTATTATATCTCTTCAAGGCATAATTAATTCTAAACCAGTAGAGAAATTACCTGTTATCAAACACTTCAATACCATCGCAGGATTAAAAACAGAATTAGAATCAAGAGATAGAAAGAAGAAGGAGGAGCTAAAGAATGCGAAACCTGGCAATAGCAATAGCTAGTTTATTCCTTCTCCTAGGTGTTGGAAAATGCAATGAATCACAATGTGATAAATTAAGGGAATTATATCTTTCTTCTTGTAAAGAGAATCCTTTTACTACTGAATGTAAAGCCATCGCCGTTGCAATAGCTAATGGATGTCCTATTCCAGAGCCAACACCACCAGTGACAACTACAACTACAACTTCTACAACTTCTACTACTACAACCACTACAACATTAATTCCAGCTCCTGTTCCGAATTGTATCATTCCTGATTCTGAAGATCCACTTTGGAAAATAACTCCTGGTAGTGGTACAATGCAAGCTTTTATTATAAATGCCGAAACAGTAGTGGGTAATAGATGTGGACAAGATCCGGTTACTACTCTTCATCTTTTAGCTCATGAACTGGTTGGGTTAAATCTTTGTGCTGGTTTTTGGAGTACAGATGCTATTGTAATTAAAAATTTATCTGGTGTCTGGGAACATTATCACCCCGTAAGCTTTGGTAATGGTTGTTACACTGGCAACCCATATAAAGATTCTTGGACTTATTCTGGAGTTATCCCTTCTCCTCCTCCAATGCCTACACCTATTCCTAATAAGTGTCCTGTAAGTGTTAGTGGTGATTATTTTATTGATTTAAGGATTTCATCCATCGGCGGCAACCCTTTATTGTATACTGCGACAGCTTATTACTGTGGATTTCCTCTTCGAAATGATGTTTTCCAAAAATGTGGTACTAAATGCTGCGCTCTTGGTGTTGATGGAGGAAGCGATGTTGCAGTAGCATGTGAGGATCTTCTATCAGGATCACCAACATGGAATGGAACTGATACTCTTAATATTACTTCTCCATTAAATGGTAATCCTTATAATGCAAGAGTTAATTCTGGTCATGGAGTTCTTACTGCTTGTGGGAAGTCTTCTTGCTCTAATGGAATGGTTTTCTGATGGTGGAACAAGAACCAATTTTAGTAAAGTTCACACCAGAAATAATAAATGCTATCTTTGGTGGACTTGGAACTGTAATAGTAGCACTTACAGCAATGCTTGTAGCAATATGGAATCTACGAAAGAAAACTACTGAGGTCCATGCTGCTGTGAATGGTGCAAATACAGCACTTTTAGCTAAGATAGATAGACTAACAACCAGAGTAGCAGATTTAACAGGTAGAAAAAGTGATATTATTGAATCAGTCGCTGCGCATGATGACGTAATGGCTAAGAATGATTTGAATATGACTCCAGCAGTACCGAAGTTAGAAGGAACTCCTTAAATGCTCTGGACTATCTTACTTGTGCTTTTGATTTTATATCTAGTTAGAAATATTAATTTTGAATTTTATGATTAATGATATGCTAATTGGTCCTGGTCCTAATAATTATGGTGAAATTTGCTCTCATTGCCGTTGTCATAATTATAAGCATTATCCTGGGTGTGAAACATTAAAGAACAATTGCAAAGTAAATAAACATGATGATTGCGTAATGAGTGATTGTAAATGTTTGTGTCATGGTGAGTTAAGTAGAGCTGAATTGAAACAATTACGTGAATTTTTAAAAAAGAAGAAATAAGCAAATGCCTTATATTGGAATCTTCACAGAAGAGAGTATTCAGAAAGCAATAGATAAAGCAGGAGAGAAGTTAGGAGAAGGAGAATCTGGAATTGTAGTACATTTAGATCCATTTAATGAAATAAGTGCTTCTGTTATTAAGCGTTTTGGTACTCATATCTCTGTCGAAGGCGCGGCGCTTTTTGATCTTAAAGATGGTTTTGTTTTCGACAAAGAGCATCTCAAAGTTGAAGCTAACTTGATTATAAGGTTCTAGAGGTAAGAAATGATCGACGCTAATTACAACAATGGGGAGCCTGTAGTTCCAAGTGATACAGTATCTCCTACTGGTCATGATTATCATGCTTTATATGTAGGTGGCCTTGGAAATGTTAGCTATTTAGATAAAGGTGGTCATGTAGTAACCCTTACAGCAGTACCAGTAGGAACATTTCTTAGAGGAATTGGTATAAAAAGGGTTAATGCAAGTCTCACCACGGCTACTTTAATGGTTGGATTCTGGTAAGAAATGGCACTTCAAACTAGACTTACAACAATTATCAGCCTAGTAGGAGATGGAACCTCTACTTCCATCTCTATTAATATCACACGTCCTCCTGTTAATATAGATGTTAATGGTAATCATCCAGATACAGCAAAAGTAACATTTCCTCCTGGTGTAGTTGCTACATTAAATGGTGCCGGCACCGTTTTAACATTAAATCTTCCTTTTATTATCGGAAATGGTCAGGTTTTTGCTGCTACCGTAGACTTTGGATTTCCTGGGGTCTAAATGGATATCACAGAAGAACTTAATTTTCTTCAAGCTTCACCGGAAGATGAAGTTGAAGTTGATCCGAAGAATAGTGATGAAGTTAAGGGATTGCTTCTTAATATTTTAGGAAAGATAGAAGCTTCGGAACTCCCAACTAGAGAAATTAAACTCCGTTCTTGGAAACTAAATGAACTCCTCTGGCAAGGTTTACAATCGGTAGCATGGAGTTCTGTTGCAAATGAATGGCAGATTTTAGATTCAGCAACTCAATTACCCCAGGACATAACAATAGATCCATCTATATTCAATAAAGTAGTAAATATCATTCGTCCTTATGGAGAATCCATCGCCGGAGCATTAGCTACAGGAATCCCATCGGTTAGATACTTCCCTTATAACGCTGATGACCCAGCGGACATAACCACAGCAAAAACATTCTCTAAAATAGAGAAATTGATCGGAAATCATAACAAAGTAGAACTCCTTCTCCTTAAAGCCTTAATCTATCAGTATAAATATGGGTTCGCCGCCGCGTATAACCATGAACATCAAAGTGAAGAATACGGAACCGTCGAGAAGCAAGAAACAGAACTTAGAGATTTCAACGTAAAAGAAGATTTCTGTGTAAATTGTGGAACTCCAGTAAATAGTGAAGAATATGAGTGTCCTAAAGACTTCAATGAAGGAGTAGAAGCATCATTAGGAGAAGAAACTCCAGAATCATTGGAAGAAGTAGTAAAAGAACAAGCTGCTTGCCCCGTTTGTAAAGGAATGCAAGAAATTCAGTCAATAGAAACACCAATTCAGAAGGAAGTAGAAGTAACTAATGAATATGGTAAGTATAGGCAATTGATTGAGATTCTTGGTCCTATGGAAGTAAAGATTCCAACAAGAGCTAAATCTCAAAATCAGGTTTTATGGCTGATTTATGAAGATGAATTCCATGTTGCAGAATTAAAGAGCTTATTTCCAGATTATGCCGACAAGATTACATCTGGAAGTGGTTCGACTACTGCATATGAAAGATATATTCGTTCTAATTGGGAAGAATACTACGAAAATCTCAATGATTATGCTACTTGTGATAGGGTTTGGCTTCGTCCATCGTCTTATTATATTTTAGGAGAAGATGAAGCTTCTCAATTAAGAGAGTTATTTCCTTCTGGTGTAATGTTCACCGTCGTTAATAATAATGTAATAGAGGTTAAAGAAGAAAAGTTAGATGATCATTGGACTTTAACGATAAACCCAGGTGATAATAGAATTTACGCTGACCCTGGATGTAAATCCACGGTTCCAATGCAGTTTCTTACTAATGAAATTATGCAGTTAGAGGTAGAATGCTTTAAATATGCACTTCCTACCTCTTTTGCAGACCCTGAATTCTTAGATTTCACTGCTTATAGTGCTAGTACAAAGACTCCAGGTCTGATTTACCCCATGAAGAAGCCTCCTAATGGGAATATGTCTGATAACGTAGCTAGCCTTATTACTGCAAATTATCCAACAGAAGCAAAAGATTTAGATGCAAAAGTAGAGAAATTATCTCAATTTACTTCTGGAGCATTACCTCAGATATGGGGAGGACCAACAAGTAAAGGAAGCGGAACTCTTGGTCAATTCGAGCAAGAGAAGAATCAAGCAATGCAAAGATTAGGGATTCCATATAAGGTAATCCTTTACTGGTATGCAGCATTGATGGGTAAATCGATTAAGTGCTACATTAAGAAAATGCAATCAGATGAGTATTTTGTTCAAGAGCATGGAGATAGTTTCATAAATGTATGGATTAAGAAGAGTGACCTTCTTGGTAAAATCGGTGATATACTCCCCGAGGTAGGAGAGCAATTCCCATCGAATTGGGCTCAGACAAGTGCTAAAGTGATGGAATTAATCGGAATGCAGAATGAGATGATAAATGGGATTCTTGCTCATCCTGAGAACATAAGTTTGATTGCAAAGACTATAGGTGTTCCTGATTTATACGTTCCAGGAGAGAATGAGAGAAATAAGGAACTCTTTGTAATAGCTCAGGTTCTTCATACCCCAGAGAATATTGATCCAATGACTGGAATTCCTGCACCAATAATGGCTCCACCAGTTAACCCACTTATTGATAATCCAGCGCTGCAATCTGAAACATTGAAAGCATTTCTCTCTTCTGATGTAGGTGTTGATCTGGAGACTTCTAATGCCTCTGCATATCAAGCATTAATTGGTAGAATGATGGAGTTTCAACAAATCATAATGCAGCAGCAGATGTTAGCTCAACAGCAGCAACAAGAGCAAGAACAAGCAAATCAAGTAGAAGCGCCGCCCGCATAAAGATTAAAGAGGATTTGATAAATGGCTGATGATGTCGGTGGAGGAGGCAGTACCTCTGGTGATTATGAAAATGCTGCTCTGAATGTTCTAAATGATGGTGCTGATGAGGGAACCCAAGATCAAGAAGAAGTAGAAGAAACTACTTCTGATGATGATGCTTCTTCTGCAACTCCTCCTGATTACGAGGAAATAGAACCAGAAGCAGAATTAGAAGAGCCTCCTCCAGATGAAGAAGTAATCCCAGAAGAAGTTCCAGAAGAAGATCTTTCCTTAGCTGGAAAGAAAGCTTATGATAAGATCAAGAGAAATTTCCCCAAGTTCTAAAAGATGTTCCTGAATTAAGACAGCTTTTCTTCCAAAACAAGGCATATACTGATCTTTTTACTTCCATCGATGAAGCAAGAACCGCCGCCAATAATAGTGAATTTCTT